GCCGTAGTTCTTTACTTTTTTCCTAAGCGCAGCAAGTTCAACTTCTTCCACACTGATCATCTTTTGGATCATGCTGCGTGTATCGGTCTTTGAAGCTTTTGCCCGCACAGCGAACTCGCCAGTTGACTCGGCATCGACAACTCGCCCCGTCTTCTCTGGCAGTTCGGTCGCGGTGAGAATCCGCTTCAATCTTTCGATTTCGGCTTCTTTCTTTAGGAGTTTGGCAGCGCTGGGCTCAATAGTTCGTAGCGACTCAGCCTTGCTCTTAGCGTCCCGCTCAAGCTCCGCCGCCTCGTGCAGTGCTGCGGTTGCGGCATCACGACCTTCGGACTTAATGTGGTCGTTGAGCGATGCGCGGACCTTGGCGTCCACGTATTCAGCACGGGCTGCCATCTTCGCTCGTCGCGCAAGGAGCAGTCGGTATGCGGCTGGAGCAATCTTCTTGGCGTCTTCAAGTTTGCCGCGAAGGACTGCCGCTTCCGCCATCTTCTCTTTGAGTTTAGCTGCGGCTTTGACGTAACGTCTGCTTGTGTTGAGGAAAAAGTTTGGTGATGGACGGTCCCCTTCAGGCATCGCGTCAGCGATTGCTTTGCTGGCAAGTTTCGCCTCAGCACTAAGGGCTGCCGCCTGTGCCTTTCCGCCGTGTACAGCGGCGCTCTCTGCTTGCCTGCCACTCTCTAGGGCTAGTTGGTGCGCAACGGTCCCTGGCGGCGCTGTGAAGCCTCCTGCCTCTGGGTCTGCGTGGATGTTCTTCTCGCTCCATTTAGCAGGCGGAAACGCATCAGTGACACCAACACCTTCCGGTCCCGCCGTGGAGGCGCGAGCGGACACCTCGTGACCAGTGGCAGCAACGCCCATACCCATCTTGTTCGGGTCAACGGAAGAACGTCTTGCGATCTCCTCATCAATCGGGTCTAAAATCCTGTTCGGATCAATAACGGACCTTGCAATTTTGTCCCGTGCGTAGCGGGTCATTAACTTGCTGCCAGCCGCTTTGATTGCTGGTGGACCAAACGCTCCAAGTCCCGCCGCTGTGGCGAGCGCTCCTGGGCTTCCGCCCATTGCCTCACCGAGCATAATTGCGCCGCCGAACGCCCTGCGCGCACCTCGACCCGCGATAGACCCCGCGCTCTCTTTGCCCTCGAGACTCTTGTAGACAGTCTCGTAGTCAACACCATGCTTCTCCGCGAACGCATCAGACGCCTTCTTAAATACCTCGTCCGAAAGTACGCCCGTTTCATGAAGGCGCTGAAGTTCATCAAACTCACGAGCCATTGCGGGGTCGAGGTCCGTAACCCGCATAGCCTCGTCAACGCTTCTTCGGATAGGCTTCTGCGGGTCGAGAGCGTCAGCAACAAAGTCGCCAACGCGACCAGCGGTTTCGCCAACATGGCGGAACTTGCCCATTTTTGCTGCGGCTTTTGAGCCTCTGCCTGCGGCAAGTGCGGCGCGTGTTCCTGCACCAACACTCCGAGCGGCAGGCCCCATTGCCATCGTGCCAATCTCAAACGGTTGCGCCTCGGCAAGCCGAACCGGGTCTTTGAATCCTTGCTCAATCGTGCCCGCAGTCTCTCTGACCGCGCCCTTTCCGATGGCTTCTCCGAGATCCCACTGCTCTTGTGGCGTTCCCTTCCCAAGCGCCGCACCGCCGATGGCGAACATCGCCTTCGCCGCCTCGTTGAAACCCTCAAGACCTCGGTGGATGATCGGCATCTTCATGCGCTTGTCGAGGACGTCTCGCTTGAGTTCATCGCCAGGCGTAATGCTTCCTCGACTTGTCGGCGGAAGACCTCCGCTCCTGCCCGCCGGGTCCATAACAAGGTTCATTGCCGCGCCACCAACAGGGTCGATAATGGCGTTGAAATAGTCTTTTGCGGAAGATGCGGCCCCCTTTACGGCACCAACTATAGCGCCATCAATAAGCCGCGCCGCACCCAAAGGACTTTCAGGCGTAACATCGTCAAGCGTAAACGGATTGCGCGGACGGAAGTCCCGCTTGGACGCAGCCCAACTGTTGTTCACACGGTCGTGAATGCTGTCGTAGTTGTGTTTCTCCGCAGCCTTCTTGGGGTCGGGCTTTCCTGCGAGTGCTTGCCCAATGACGCTCATGCTTTCGAGGCTGTCTTGAAAGTCGTTGGTGTGGGTCAACGCCTGCCGGGTTTCGTCAAGAGGCTTGAGGAACTTCTGCCCCGCCTTGAAAGCGCGTGACCGATACATGAACTCGTCGAAGGGCATGCTCGGGTCTACTTGGGACGGGTCAACACCCACCGCCGCCTTGTAATTGGCAACAAAGGTGTCGTACTTGCCCTTCTTTCGAAGGTTCTCAAATGTCTCGCCAAGTGTGGGCATTTGCTATCTATCCTTACTTGTTGACTTCTGCTGCCACCGCTTCAAGGTCACTCAGAACGTCGCCGGTTTTCCGCGTGCTCGTCACAACCGGCTTGGTGCCGCCCTTCGGGGTTGCGCTTTTCGGGGTTGCGCCCTTCGGGGTTGCGCCGCCATTCATCTTTTCCTTCTTCGCTGCGATAAGGTCAATGACGCGCTGCGCAGCCTTCTTGTTCTTCTTTGCATTTGCGATCCGGGCGCGGACAGTCTTTGCCTCGGACTCGCTCATGGCATTGAGTTGGGCTTGTGAAGGTTGGTCGCTCAACACCTCGTCAGCGCCCGCCTTTTTCTCCTCTGCCCTGAGAAGTGTCCTGAACATGGCGTCGCCTTGTCCTTTGGCGAAACCTCGGATGGCTGCGGATTTCTCCCGCTCCTTTGCTGCGGCAATCGCTGCAAGTCGCGCGTTGTCCTTATTCACGAAGTCGATGTCTGGTTTGATGGAGTCGTTAAGCGCCTTGTCTCGACGGAACTGCTCAGTCGTCTTCTCAAACTTGCGGGTCTGAGTTGTGCGTGCAGCCTGTGCCGAGTTACGCCACTCGGTCGCCTTCTTGAGCCGGATGGCAGCCTTGGTTTCGCGCTCGGCGTAGTCAGCCTTGACCTTCGCAATTTTGATTTCGTACTCCAACTTCTTGATCTTCTTCTTGTCGAACTTCATCTTCAGTTCGGCAAGTTTGTCGTCTCGCCAATGTTTTGCTGTTTTCAACTCGGCGTTGTACTGGTCGCGCTCAACGTCGGAACTACGCTTGCCAATGCGAGAGCGAATGTCCGCAGCCTTCAGCGCGTCCATAGCCGTCGCAGCCTTCGGCGGCGGGTACTTCGCGATGAGCGCACGCTTGGCGCGCTCGACGTGGGTGCCGAAGATGGCGTCTTGCAGGTTCTGCGGTCGCACGTCGGACAGTGGGGAGTTCGCCATGTTATCGACTGCCTCCTTCCATGCTTGCCGGTCGCCAGATGAGGCTGCCATGGCGAGTGCAGTCTGCGCGTCGGCGAGGGTGGCAAACTCTGCCATCTCCTGCGGGACTGCGGCTTCTGCTGCCTCGAGGGCTTGAAGTACCGGGTCGGGCATTGGCTGCGATGGGAGTGTCTGTGGCATGCGCTGACCTGAGTAGTCGGTCGCCGCAGCCTCTCGAAGTTCAAGTTCTCGGTCTTGAATGGTCTGGTCAAACGGAGACAGGTCGAATTGTGTTCCGACATTTGGCTGCCCGAGGGACATGCCTGTCTGCGTCTGAGGGCGACCCGCCAGTGACATGCCGCCCTGCATTACTCCTGGCGCGGTAAACTGCTGGTCACGCTCTTGCCACTGTAGAGCAGCCTCTGCCGCCTGAGCCTCCGCCTGAGCCGCCTGCAACTGCTCCATGGTTGTGGCACTGTTTACACCGTCTACGGCAGACATGTACCGCTGCATAGGGTTCTGCGCGGGGATGCCTTGCATCGCAACGCCTGTGCCCATATCGCGCAGAGACTCCATCGAGTTCTGTCGGCGAGCGTGGTCCATTGCCTGCTGCCCAAGGTTTGGCAGTGTCTGAGTGCCCGCATCCTGCGCCGCAACAACGGCGTCAGCGCCCTTGTCCGCAGCAAGTTGAGCCGCGCCAGGCACAACGGACTGACCGCCCGGCATGAACTGCGAAGCGATGTTGGCGACACCGTAGGCTTTCATGCCCAAGTCCATTGCCTGCCCGATGTTGCGCATCCAGTCTTCGCCAGACATGCGACCGTCATCATGCTGCTCATCAAAGTGGCGGCGTGATTGGGGCTTGACGCGGAATGCGTCACCAGACGTATTTAGAAGTATTCTGCCAGCCATTAGAACCAACTCGCCATTTGTTGTAAGCCTTCACGTTTGCGCTTCTCAAGCCATTGCCTCATCACAGGATCTTGCTCAAGTTGAATGCGCCAATCCATCGCTCTAATGAAATCTTCTGGGCGATTGCGACCTTTAGAAAAGTTTTCGACCATCGAGGCAATGTTCTTTTCATAGTTTGCAGTTTTTACCTGCCGGTCTTGGTTAATGTTGCCCATCTCCATTGCTTTGGTAGCGGCAAGGCCTTGCATCTCTGCAGCTTCGACACCCATTGCGCCAAACTGTTGCTGCATGTTGGCAAGTTTTTGTGCCTGCGACTCGCCGAGTTGGGCTTGCTGCATTGCAGCCTGTCCACCCGCCATGATGTTACCTGCGTATGCGCCGCCGCCGCCACGACCCGCAGCGATTGCTGCGTTGCCAAACTGCTGCCCAATACCGCGTTGTTGAGCAAGCAAGCCTTGAGCCGCACTTTGACGGTAATCTCGCATCTGCTTGCCGTAAGCGTTGTAAGCATCTTCAGCGCGACTGCCGGCAAGCATGGCGCTCTTGGCCGCTTGCTGTCGGTAATCCTGCCCCTGCTGGAAGGATGCGCCCGGCTGCCCACCGTAATTGAAACTGTTTGGGTCAATAGCAGCGCCGGTTGACGAATCCGTCATTCCGCCTGTCGATTTGTTCTGAACCGGAACACCTGCGCCCTGGTAGTTTCCGTAAGTTGATTTTGGCATGACATCCTCCAGGCACAAACATGCCTTGCGCGCTCGTTATCGTCCAGCACTCATTACAGGCTCTCGCCCACCGGCAACGCACTTCTTGCCAATAATGAAGACCCAGTTGCCGCCGATTCCTGCGTACATCTCGTTAAAGTTGGCGGCAGCGCCACCTCCAAAGGAAGACAAACCATTTGCGTCTTCTAGTTCCCATCGAACCATGAGGTATTGCTCCGCACCACCAGTTGGAGGGTTCCCGCTAACATTTAGATAGTTGCCTGCCGTACTGCGAGTTTCGACATTACTATCTCCTTTGGATGCCCACATTGGCGTACCTGTGGGAACGTATCCGTTGCCCATAGTGCCACCGTCTTGAACAAGAGGGATAGCAAACAAGTCGAACATTGTGTCGAGGACTGCTCGGTCTGTTAACTCTTGACGCTGATTTAGGCTTATTTGGTCTACGCGGTAAGTGCTTAGTGTTGCTGGCGTCACGTCGAGGTATGCGACTTGCTGTGCGGCCCAGGTGTCAGCCTGCATCCCGGCAATAAGACCAACTCCGATGCGAGCATGCATGGTTGCTGATGTTGGGCGACGACCACCCTGAGTGACGCCTGTAAGAGTTGGGTTTGCGCAGTAGTTCCACACGCCCATGACGTGATGGATGACCATTGGGTAGGGGAGCGGGATAATTCGCTCGTCAATCGGCTTGCCTGTTGACGGAGCAACACCTGCGTTTGCAACGTCATCGATTCCAAAAGCGTTAACTACGCCATTGTTGCCGTTGTTGCTCCACATCGGAACAGCAATGACCTCAAAGCCTGCGTCTTTGTTGATGTGGTCTACGCCTGAAACATTGCCTTGCGCCGTGTACCCCGCCCACAACCGTTTAAGCAATCGCTCGTCGAGCACTCCCGCTTCAGCGTCTACGCCGCCTGTGCTGTCTGCTTCAATAGTAGAGTTTGCGGCAGGCGTTGTGATGCTTACGGTGTCTGCTGTTTGCTCGCCGCCGTGACTTGGCATGTTCTGGATGTTACTTGCCGCCATGTCCCGCAAGAGCGGTTTATGCCGGAACTTCATCGACATGTTAAACGAGGGGAGCGTGAGGTAGTAACTTTTGTTAAGCCCAAAGCCTTTGCGCAAACCTTCGCAATCGATGACCGCAATGAGCGTCTTGTATGGGTGGACTTGACGGTTAAGGTTAGACCACGCAAACGGGTTTGTTCGGTACGACGCACCAGTTAACGCCGCTTTGGTTAGCACACCCGAAAACAGTTCACCGTCTGGGTACTCGCTAACTTGAGAGTTGAAGAACTGCATCGTCTTTTCAAGGATTGTGACCTTGATATTGAGTTCGGTAGCGGCAAGGTGCGAAATTTTGCCAATGCTGCCTCCAGCTTCTCCAACGACTGCAGCGGGCTCTGCTCGCTGGTCGAAAGATACCATGACTTCGTCGAGAAACAGGGTTGGTGTGTTTCCGTCAATCAACCCGCTGTTGTCGAATAGGTCTTGTGGAGGCGGCAGCACAAACGGAACCGCCCACTGCCGAGTCCCATCGGGCGATGCATACGCCGCCCATCCAGCGTTGTCGTAGTACATCTGCTCGCCGTTTATTTGCGGGAACCAGAGATTAACGCGGAAGGTCATGTCGTCGTCTCGAACTGAAGACGACTCAATGCTTGAGCTTGAAAGTGCAGACGCAATACCTGACAGCGGTGTGTAAATATGCTCTTTGAGCAACTTAACGCCACGAGTTAACTTGCGTCGAGTAAACTGGCTCATAGCGTTGGCTCCAAGACGCCCACTGTGAGCGAGTAGATGTGCTTGAACCAAGGGTCTTCACCCCACGTCGCATCAGATACTGCCGGGACATACTCAGGCATAACAAAATTGACGCGCACTCGACTGTTTTGCGGGATTGGCTCGTCGCACTCGATGTCTATGATCCGGCCAAGCGAAGGCACATTAAGAACATTGACAGTGTACTTTGGTTCCATGTCGGTCACAGCAGGAAGTGTCACCGGAGAGAACTTAGACTGATCAAGCCAGAACCGAACTTTCTGAATTGCACTCGAGCCTTGGCTTCGGTTTTCTGGGCTAAAGGGGTTATCAACAGAGAGTTCAATTCCAAAGTCTTGCAAAGATTCGTTTGGTAAAGAGCCAGGAGGAGGGGTGCCTCCGGTATTGAAAGAGTTAACAAAGTTAACGCCATCCGTGCGCAAATAAATAGTAAGACGGTTAACCCGAACGGGACGAGAAAACTCGCCAGCCCACGCCCAAGCTCTTTGTTGACCATTGATTTGATCGGGCTCAATGCCGGGAGTTTCAGTGCCTTTAATGCGCCACTTGTTTGTTGGGTATCCAGGGGTGCTTGAGTCAGTGGAATCGCTATCGAGGTTGCACGCATTTAGCCATGGAAGAGAACTCTGACCTGATGCCAAAAGCGCGGGGGCATAACCCGTCACAAACATTGTTTGCGTCCACCGTCGCTCTATGTCGCGAGGTTTAAGTTGGTTAAAGCGTTCGACGATGCCTTGCATAAAGGCGTCAAGGCGATTGCCGTCCACCGTAGTGAACGACATAAATTGCAGTCGCTTGGCAAGTTCGCGAATCATACAAGCCCCATTGGAGTCACATTGCCAACAGCGTTACCAGTTCTGTTTGAACCTGAAATGACTACATCAAGAAGTGCGCCTGCGTTGTCAAAGACGTTTCCAACGATTGTCATCGTTTCGCCCCAATCGCACGCAGTAAAGATAGCTTTGCCTCCCGCTTCAACCGTGATGAAAGTTGGAGGCATGCTTGCATCTTTATGAAAGGTGCACCCATGAAAGCGTACAACGGCAGATGCCCCGATAGTAAGCAAAGTGCTTTCGTTGTTCCCGTTTGGGGTTGCCTCGAAGCGCAGTCCTTCAATAAGAGCGTCGCTTGTAACAAGAACATGCCTTGTCATGGTTGCGCCTGGCGCACCACAAACGCGACTTCCAGGCCGGGAAAGCGTCATGCCGCCGTGATCCCCTTTAAGCAAGTACAAAGCGTTGTTTTTCTGCGCCATCTCTTTGAGTTCAGATCCTTCGCGGACAACCTGGGACCCAAGCGAGTTAACAATTTGGCGCACAAGATCTCGGTCTGCCCATTGCTGAGAAGCCTTTGCATCCATGTGACCCTGAAGTTCGGGATGAATCAAACTCATCGTCCCCACCTTCGAGCCGCGCCCACGATTTTGATGGAGGCATCCATAGAGTCTACGACAATGCGCTCTGCTCGACCTCGGACGTGACCAAACAACATGACAGCAACGCGCTCTCCACGAAGAGATGCAGACGCAACAAGCGTGTCTACCTCTTCATCATCAACAAGATAGTTCCCGCTAGTCGTCGCGGTTTCTCCCCACTTCAGGTCGCCTGTGCCTGCTCCGTCTCCGAATAGACGCTTCACGACTGCGCCGCTCAAGTTCATCACGCGAGAGCGGAGCGTCGTCTTGCCGTGGACTGCGTTGTACGTCGTCATGTCTAGGATCTGTCCCGACCAATCCCTCCAATCCGCTTGGAAAGCTACGTTCATCAGCCCATGTGTCCATGTCGAAGCCTTTTCTGCGCGCTCGCCATGCGACAGTACGCGCATGACAACATTGCGCATTCTTAACTGCCGGTCATCATCATCTTTGAATCGGTCAGTCTTAATAATCCAGTCTACAGGCTGTGTTACAGCGTCGGAGTAGATACGACTTCCTTCTAGTCCAGCAGATCTCCACCATGTTAAACCTAACCCACCAGATGCTGCTCCTTCTGCCCACGCCCCGCTTACCAAGGTAACACCAAGGCTCATCGCATCAGTTGCGGGTCCACCAATGAAACGAAAAGGAAGCCATACAACCGGGTTATACTTTTCTTCAGCCATGTTTAGGTATGGCGCGTGTGTCCACCCGCCGCCGCCAATGTTTCCATTAATGCGTAGACGGATTTCATCGCCGTTTTCATCAACTACACCACCACTATAGCAACGAACCTCTTCCGTCGCTGTTGGCGCTCCCCACCCGTAAGCGGCTTTAGCGGCAATGCGCTCTGCTGGTAAAGAGAAGTCTAGTTCTCCTGAACCAGTTCCGGTAAACAAGGGTGCCCACAAATTGTTGTTAAAGGTGAACAATAAGTTCAGCCCGTCAGGAGCAACCGTAGTAACTGGGTCTGTTTTAAGCAGGACAGGGAACAGGTAAATATCCTCTGCCGCAGCGGTGCTTCTAGGCATTGGAGTGCCTGCGGGCAGCACCTCTGGCATTCCTATAATAAAGTAGCCACCGAATGGCGTCTTGTTGCCGTAGTGTCCATTAAAGACTCTCATGTCTTCGTAAGGCGACACGCTTCGGTCAAGTGCTCCGCCGCGACCCCATTCTGCAATAACGCAAGACTGAGACTTGGCGTTGTTCTGTTCCGAGAGGACTTGGTCGTTAGGCTCAAACTCCTCGGGCGCGGACACGACAAAGAGTCTTCCGTCCGTTGCGCAGAAGTTTGGCTGTGGCAGAAACGACAACTGCTCTACACGGTCAGGACGCTCAGAAGCCAAAGACTCTAGCGACCACACAGACCACGCTCCACGGCTATAGCACAGTGCTGAACCCTGAGAAGGCATGCAGACAAGCATAACGTCAAGGTCGGCTTCATACGCCATGTGGATGGACTTGCTGCCTGTCCACCGAAGGAACGATCGAGGTTGTGCGTAGGTCGTCGAAGTCTGCCCCTCGTCGGCGTAGAACGAAGACAGTGGAAGGCTAATCCCCTCCTCAGACTCAAACAGCGGCTGCAAGGGCTTCGACAACTCTTGAAGCTGCGTTCCGCCCGCATAGGCGTAGATGCCGGTGTCGTCGCAGAAGATTAGTTGCTCGTCAATCTTTACCTTTGCGCGAGGCCCCAAGCATCCGTTTGTATCGGAGATGCGCCGAATGCTTGCGCCCACAGTTGCTGTTGCACTGCCAGACATGCGATACGCCCATGTCTCATTGGCGGTCATAATGACGAGCGTGCCACCTACTTCAGAAACTGCAGTGATGCGCTCTCGGCATGGGACAATGATGACGTTTGCCGCCATGAGACTGTTTGGTCTGCCGGGGTCGGACAAGTAGACTTCCCGACCTGACGCGATTGCTAACCGACCCTCAACTACAGTGCAGTCAGTAGGAGCCGGCCATCCTGCCGAATCAAGGTAATCAAAGTCGAGCCCACCCTTGGTTGGGTAGAGACGAATGCAGCGCGAAGACTCACTGTACTCATAGCAGTCCCGCTCTGAGCGGTTGGTGAAAGCCTGCGCGCTGCGCGTCCGGTCGATGTCGATTGGGGCGTAGCACCATAACCCAATGTTCTTGTTGCCAAACAGAAGTCGGTCACCAAAGGGCGTAAAGAAGATGTGGTCGTCGTCTGTTGCAATAACCCAGTCCTGCCGGTCTTGATACCAACTGGAGTTGTAATTGCCGCGCCAGGTAGGCATTTCGGTAAAAGACTCGTTGCGCTCTGCGGTGTGCGAGTGCAGCACTTCTTCCCAACGACGACCTGTGTCCACATCGTAGATGTTGATGGCGATGCCGGTGATGTACTGCGACTCGCCACCCTGCACACTCGTTTGCCCAAGGACAGTAAACGCGGAGATAATTTGAACAGCGCCCCACGAAGTCTTGAGCGCATAGGAGTTTAGTTGCTTGGTGTAGCCGCGATTGCCGGTGTTCTGCCCTAGCAGGGTGGTATCGAACTGCGCCATCTGCCCAAAACCGGGGCGCACTTCCCATGCGTCACGACGACGAAAGACATTGCCAAGAAAGGCATTCTTGTCTACCGCGTCGAGCGCAAGCCCTTGGGGGAGAATCTTGACGACAGAGTCAGCAATCACCACTTCTCCTTTACGCCTGTCATCTCCATAAAACGTCCCGCTCCGAGGTATGACGCCATCCGGTCGAGTTCAATCTGCACCTGCGCTTCGAGGCGCTGATGCGTCGCAGCATCCCGCGTCGTGTAGTAGTCGCGAGCGGCAAGCAGGGCGATGATCTTGTGGAAGGGGTCGAAGTCGTCGATAAACTCGTTGTCGCCCGTCGCGTCCCTGTTCCACAACGTCGAGGACGCAGGCGTGTAGACGAGGCGAAGGCTGCCCGTGTACGGGTTCGACAAGCGCATAACCGTGCCAAGCATCGAGTACAGTGGCAGGTTGTAAATGGTGTCGCCCCAATCTCGGGAGTAGGTCGTATCGTCAAGGACGTTAGACGCATCAAGATAAGTCTTAACATTGCCATCGTCATCGAGCAGACCAACGCGATGCAGTTTAAACAGACGCTCTGCAACCGTAATAGATGGGCCTAAAAGTCGCACTGCTGAGACTGCTCCGCCGAGGTCGTACTCTTGCGTGCCGGTGAAGGCGATGTCCTGCTCAATAGCGTAGGCTTTTTCTTCGACTGCGATGATGGCTTGACGGTAGTTCTCTTCCGCGATGGCGAGAGCCGCCTGACGTTGAGCAACCGTGATGTATGTGACATCAGGCTCATCGATAAGCAGATCGAAGTAAGCGCGGACGTTTTCGACAAACATGGGTGTCTCCTACGGTGCGCCGGTTGTGCCTGGGCGACCCTTGAGCGAGTCAGTCCTAGCAGTAAGGTTGGTTGAGTCGTTCAGCCCTGGACGCCCGCCGCCACCCTGCCCTGCGCCAGAAGGTTGTCCGCGACCTGGGTTGCGAAGACCGCCGCCCATTTGACCAGGTGGACCTTGCATCTGCGGCTGTTGCAACTGTTGCAGTAACATGCCCGCTTCTTTGTAAAGCGACCAGATGTTGTTCTGCACCATAATGCGGTTGGATGCGTCGAGATTTTCCTCGCCCATCTGCATCGCCTGCTTCTGCGCTTGCTGCGCTTCGGCTGCACCCTCGTAGAACCGGGGGCTGCGGACGTACTCGCCGAACACCTGTTGAATCGCAATGTAGAGCGGCGCCTCGTCGTACTCGCTGAGTTCAACGTTGTGCCCGTTCTCCAGGGCTTCGAGAAGGTCCCGCGCATGGGCCAGGCTGTTGATACGGTCGAGTTCGCTGCGCTCGTCGATGGTAAACGAAAGGTTGTTTTTTACCGTCTCTGGGTCTACGACGCCAAGTTGAGCGAGTTCAATAAGACGCGCATCTCGTTCTTCTGTAGTGCTGACAAATGAAGTCCCTGTTTCAATGGTGACCTCTGGTAGATCAACAATGTTTGCAGACTTCACGCCGCGNGANATAACCGTTCCATACGCCTCGTCNAAGATGGCAACNATCTTCTTCTCGGGCATGTAGTGCTTCCAGTACACGAGAGCGCACGACGCTTGGTGAGCGATGGCGTCCTCGAGTTCCTGCTGCGTGACNAAGAGTTGGTTGATGTCGCCTTGAGCAAGGGTCTGCATCGAGACTGCTGCNGACAAACCGGGAGAACGCTTGCCCATCGTTGTGGAGTGCATGCCGCCAAGGTCTTCCATCTCGCCNAACTGACGNGACTGGATGTCAAAGATGTGCGGTGGGATTTGCGGAGCGGAAACGCGGGTCGGCGGGGCACTCATGCCGTTGTACATCACCGGCTGACCTGGGTCGTTGGTGAGTTGCGATGCACGCACGCCTGCTTGATTTGGGATGAGCCACATCGGGTTGGACATGAGTCGAGCGGTGTCGAGCATGAACGAACGGAACAAGTTGTACTGAATCTGCGGGTCGATGAGCGGAAACAACTGCGGCATCCCGTACAACCAATCGGGGAACGGAGTCCACCGGCTGAGTGAAATGGGAAAGATGTCTTCGGGCGTTCGGGACTCAAACAACCAGCGGTCGTGGCACCAAACACCGCAGCGTCCATCCTTAAAGTAGGTGTGCCACAACTCGACTCGGTCTGTATAAGACCGAATTGCGTCGTCTTGTTCTGTTTGAGAAACCGCAGGGACTTTAAGCAGGAACTCCCGGTTGTCAGGGTATGCGTTAATGGCTTCGCTGCGGGTGACAATGCGTCTGGCTGCGCCCCAATCTGCCATCTCGACCGAAGCGTTCTCTGCCTCAAACAAAATGTCGTAGGGACGTATCACTTCAGTGCAGACCTTTTCACGACCAGGGTCCCAATATGTGAGCCATCCAACCGAACCACACGGGCTCATCCACTCTGCCGCCTTACGCATCTGCGAAGGCATCTTGTTCATTGTCCACCATGCACGAAGAGCGTACTTGTTGGTGACCTTCTTGATTTCGTCGTCGTAGGACGGGTTCATCGCCGAGACAGTAACCTTTGGAAACTGAGCGGCAAAAGCTGCAACNCTNCTGCGGTAAATTGGCAGCATGCGATTAGAAACAGCAAGACCTTTGTCTCGNCCCCGCTTGTCCCGGCTTTGAACCGAATAAGCGGAGTAGACGTTGTTNCGAAGTTTTTGGTCGCCGTGAAGGAACGAGAGCCCTGCGTCCCAAATNGCAATGTGTGGNTGACGGTCTGTTCGGGCGGCACGCAAACGAGCAGACATGTCTTTCGGCAGTTTGCCAGACTCTGAGAGTTCTACCTCTGTGCGCTGCTCGTCTTGCTGCTGCATACCAACTCCCTACTGCATGCCGAG